GCGATATTTTTGAGGCCGAAGATGCACTGGCAATGTGGGTATTTCGCAAGACCGTTGGGGATGAAGTGTATTCATCGTTGAACGGATCATTTGTTGATAAAAAAATGGAATGCAAGCGCCGAGTGTCAGCAATGGAACATGCTGCCAATGAGCAGCTTGAATCTTTGGCGCAAGAGTTTATTGCTTGTATTGATAACGGGGACGAAATGGGTTTGGCGGAGTTTGTGGACTATGAAAAGCCCATCAAAGCATACCTGTTTAACCGGCTCACTCCTGAACAGAAACACAATCTCGACCAAATCAAAAAAGCAGCATAAGGAAAAGACCAATGGCAAGAGGCATCAACAAAGTAATTCTGATCGGCAATCTCGGAAAAGACCCTGAGACAAAATACATGCCCAGTGGTGAGGCTGTGACCAATCTGACTCTGGCCACCAGTGAAACCTGGAAAGACAAGCAGACCGGACAACCCCAAGAGCGTACCGAGTGGCACAAGATAGTATTTTTCAAGCGTCTGGCAGAGATAGCGGGCGAGTATCTAACGAAAGGCAGTAAGGTGTATATCGAAGGATCACTCAGAACCCGCAAGTGGCAGGATCAGAGTGGACAGGACAAATACAGCACCGAGATTGTGGCGAATGAAATGCAGATGCTAGACGCTCGACCGGCAGGCGGTCAGTCTGGATCAAAGCAGCAACAGGAAGAACGGCAGGCAAATGAGCCTGTGGTGGATGGTTTCGATGATGATATTCCTTTTTAACCCGGAGGTAACGAGCGATGACAGATGAAGAACTGGAAAACCTTGATTTGATAATTGAGCGGCAGGTTGAATTCGTGGAATGGCTGAAAGAAAGGGGCATGTATAACCCTATGGAGACAGCCGAAACAATGCAGAAGATGCACCGTGTTTGGCTGGAGTCGTCTCGTTCACCGGATTGTTATGCGAAATTCCGCAGGGGCGACCCAGTATGTGTATATATGAATGGCATAGAAACACTCGGAAAGTTTGTTGGGATCGACGCTGACGGGATTATCACTTATCAAACAGGTGATCCTGTCGAGTACCTTACGGCGTGGGACTGCAATGTTTATAGCGCATAACCCGGAGGTAACAGGCGAATGAAGCGAAGCGTAATGAGTCCAGTTGACCGGGTTGTTAGTGTTTGCGGGATATGCCAAAGCGAACGCTGGCAGCACGAAGAATTGAAGCACTTGCCAATATACGTGAATGGCAGTGATGGGATTGTGGTTTGCCCTGACTGCGATGTTGCACTTGCTAACCATGTTTCTGCAATGCGGAGCATGGCTTGCCGGGCAAAGGTTCAGCAGATTGCGAAGTGCAAGAGCGAACACTAACCTCGCGGTAAGCGAGCAAGAGAGCAGCGCGAACGCAGTCCGCTTGACTGCTTTGTTAAATTGAGGAGGCCTCTGATGGCAAAACAAACGATTAACTGGATTATAAATAATGGCACTACTAAGCCAAAACGCCACACCCACTATGTAATAAAGACTAACTGGCGTAAAGCAGTTGCTTATTGGGAAAAAGATGAAGATGGCCATTTTCAATGGATAACAACTGAAGGTAATTCTTACGAAAATACAACTGTATCCGAGTTTGCAGCAATTTAACAAAGAGATAAGCGGCTACGTCCGACTTATCGAGGTGTTATAGGAGGTGAAATGAACGATAGACTGTGGACAATCGACGACATCGGAGAGTATTTCCGCGCAAGCTCTACATCAGTTTACAGGCGCGTGGTTTGCAAGCCGGATTTCCCCAAGGCGATAAAGCCGGAGGGGTTCGGGCGTAGGTGGGTGCCAGAGGAAGTGAAAAAGTGGGCTATGCGGAAAAGGGATGTTTAATCCAGCAGAGCAGCCAGATCGGTAGCAGTCGGGGCATAGTAAACAGCCAGCAGGGTTTTCAAGTCTTTATGCCCGCTGATCTTTGCCAGTTCCATAACGCCGACCTTCTTTGATAATCGTGTTAATGCCTCGCGCCGAGAGTCGTGAAAGTGCAGCCCTTCAATCTCAGCCCGCTTACATGCCTTCCTGAACAGCACAGAGGCCGATTCCATTCCAACAGTGAAGCCACCTGGTAACAGCTCCAATAACTCAACCGCCTTTTTGGATAATGGCACGTCCCTACTGGTGCCATTCTTTGTTTCTGGCAGATGGACATACTGCTGATCAAGATGAATGTGCTTTGCCCTGATTTGGCATATCTCGCCCAACCTCATGGCGGTTTCAATAGCCAGCAGAAACGCTACAGCCACTTCATGCTGTTTGGTGGTTACGTCACCATCAAAACCCAAGGCTAACTGTATGCGCTCTATCTCGTCGTCGGTCGGCCTTCTGAATCTCGGCTTGGGATTCTGCGGACGTTTAACACCACGCACCACATTGTCGGTCGTCCAGTCCCACTCGATAGCAGCCTGGAACACAGAGGAAAGGACGTTCATCTCTCTGTTAACAGTGGCGGCAGAAACCTCTTTTAAGCGCGAATCCCTCCACTCCTTTACGTTGACAGCGGTAATGCCCTGAAACGTCTGTAACGTGATTTCCTGCCGTTGAAACGCCTCCAGAAACTTGCGCTCCCGCTTGTACCCTTTCCTGCTGGGGGATATGTCTTTCAGGAATTTATCAATGGCATCTGACAGGGTGTAATCGGATTGCCGCATCCCTTTTGATATGCTCGACTCAAGATCATCGGCCCAAGATTTAGCTTGCATCTTTGTCGGGAACGATCTTGATCGGTATTGCCCCGCCTTGCGAACTTCTGCCCGCCACCGCTTCCCGTCTTTTCTGATACTAGCCATCGTAAATCCGCGCACTTTTCGCGCACTAGCATACAAAGATTTGCGCGGATATGCGACGATTTAGGAAAAAGACAAGGCGACAAAACAGGCTCAAGCCCTTGCGGTGCGTGGATTTGCGGCGATTTGCCACGATTTGCGTTTATTTGCGAAAACCCCCTGTTTGTCCTCTCCTGGGCACCATTTTTATAATAAAAACAACAGGTTAAAGGGGTGTTCGCGTAATATTCGCGCACTTGATCAGATTACGGCCCTGTAACCATATCGGTGCCATCGTTAAACAGCCTAACAGTTGCCCCAGCGGAAACAGCAACACCCGTCTGCCCAGATAGCTTGCAGGTTAATGTCTGTGCTGTGTCATTGGTAAAGATATACTCTGGCCCATCTTCATCAGGAAACACTATATCCCTGCCTGTGGTCAAAGCCGTACCACTATCTGTAATGGTGAGGAACTTGTCGCGCCATTCCTCACTGCCTGCAGTTGTGACCAGCGTATAGTTGGCATCAGATGACAAGTCTACTGTCAGCCTTCCAGCCATAGCCGCCTCCAAAAGACGAAACGCCTCATTTGCCGTTATATACTGATCAACCTGACCGGATGCCAGTTCAGTGATATTTAAAAGTGGTGTAGCCATTAAATTGCAACCTCTGTTCCGTAGCCACGGCCTACTGTGGCAGATATTTGATAGATAATCGCACTGTCAGCCGCGTTACTGTCTGTCGTCTGCTGTGCCGATGTGTAAGTAACGGTTTGGCTGGTGGACGTTAGCGTTCTGAGCACCGTCGAGCCTGCCAGGATGTCGATTTCATAGGATTCTGTATCTTCACCCAACGGAATCTGTACTCCGGTTGTCCAGTAGGATGATTCAAGCCGAGACCGTCTTTTCCATGTTATAACTATATCACCGGAATCTGTGACCTCTGGATAGACTGCGCTCCAGGGTTTCAGGTTGACGCCGGTATAGCTGAATGTGGTGGCAGATACATTATCTATATCAGCGCCTGACGTAACGCCTTTGTAAAGCAGAGACACGCCTATCTGTGTGCTGGCCCGCTCAATAAAAGCCATGTCATCATCTGACAGGAACACAAAAATATCTTCGTCATCGTGTTCGGACATGTATTGCTCTGTGCCCTTACAGCCCCGGATCATTGTCGTGAGTGAGATCGTGTCGTCAGCATTCACCGTGACATCTGCGAACCTAATAATCTCCCACCGACCTGCCACACCGTATGCCGCCCAATTCTTGCCCGTCATCATTTCCGCCTTAGTGATCGACGAAATAGACATCGAGGGACTGTATAGCTGTACCGTCAGGGTGTTGGTTGTATCTGTAACGTAGGGGTCTGCTGTGGGAAGCGCATCAGGCACAATGCCAGACACAACAGCGCCAGGATAACCCTGGATTGGTTGGTAGGATTGCCCGCCGTTATTTGACTCAGCGATAACCCCACCTGGCCATGTTGTAGAGTAGCCAGCCAAAGCAGCCGGGAAACCCACATCATTATAGGTGTCAGTGATCGCCGGAATATCCAGCAAATGCATCACAGACGGGCCGTCATAAGGAATTGTCGTGGAACTAGCTGTCCCAGCACTACCAGTGGCATTAGTGGTGTAAATCGCAGAGTCATCCAGCACCGCCGTACACTCTACCCGGTTATCCTGCGTGTAATTGACACTGACCAGATAAAGTGAATAAGTGGCGTCCGGCATTGGGAGGGTCACCACGTCAGTGGCTTCTAGCGCCCGATAAGTTTGAGGCAGAGAGAACTGGAAAGACGTTCTTTCAAGCCAACTTCTTGTCCAGATGATCTCGGCTATACCTGCGGTTTCGTCGGGGGTAAAGACTTCTGGCAAAGTGATTTCTTTCACATTCACCGAGCGACTAGCCGCCATCGTTTGGGATTGCTGCTGGTTGACCTCGTAATCCCGATCAGCGTCCAAGGATTTAACCACCACCACCGAGGGCAGTTGTGTATCCATTTCTCTGGATTGGGCAAGCGCAACCCCTGGGGCTGATCCGTATGGCCTTGCGTCTAAGTCGTCAGGGTCAAGCGTCATCACCGAAGCCGCGCCGCGCTTCACCGCTTTTAGCTGATAACCCGACATAGTTAGATCAAAGGAGTGTGAAAGCATCAAAGGCTCGATTCTTTGACGGATAGAACCCGGCCCTGCTGTTTTGTATCCCCTCACGGTTTGGTCAAGGTCGGTTACATCAAGATCAGCCGCTTCTATAAGTTCGGATTCTTCAATCAGCGACCTTACTACGGTTGAAAGGAGTACACCGTTTGAGCTTGGGGCTGGCAGCTTCCAGTAATCAAGCACATAGTATTTTTTGAGGTCGCTGCTTCTTCGATAAATATCAAACACCAAAACGAACCCATCAACCGCCCGTACTGCCCTTTCAGCAGAGAAAAGCACAGAACTCTCTGCAATCGGATCAGGTGTTACGCCGGACAACGTTGTACTAAACAACTCCTCCTCTAAGTCAAGATTATAAGCGTGGACACCGATAGACCCCTCGACTCCCATATATAGCATATAAAAAATGCCGCTGTCGTAATTTGCTCTAAATGACAGAGTATTTTTCGTGCCGGGTTGAATCGTATTTGGGTCAATGTTCTGGCCTGATATATCAATAGATTTAATCAGCGTCAACGCTCCGTCATAAATCTTTAGGCTGCCAGATGATACGGTGATCATGTTGCCATGTTCATCAATAGTATTTGCCCAAATCCTTTGGGATACCGGCCCTATTGTTGAATAACCATCTTCTTCTGTGTATGCAAAAACAAGGTTGTCAGTATCGTCGCTTGTAACCAGCCACCTTCCGTCTCTCTGTGTGTAAATGTCAGAGCGATCCATCCCGTCAGCTCCAAGCGTGGCTCTGTTGACCGGGAATGATGGGCGATACCATGACCGTTCTGTGGTGCCAACAAATACAGGGCCTATATCCTCATACGTCATACCCTCAGCCGTAGGAACTACGCCCGAAACAGCGGCTGCTGGATCAAGCGGATCAGCAGGCATTTGCCCGTAAGGCCCAACGGATATAGCCTTTGAAATCACGGCCTGATTATTTATGTCGCCATCGCTGCAATATATTCGCGTTTTGTCTGGTGACAAAAACGGACACTGAATAGTGGTATCCGCATCCTCTGGAATCCAACCCCAAAGGGTGTCCATGAGTGTTGCTTCACCTTCCTCAGAGTTTGCAATCAATTCAAACGATAGCTGTGCGCCGATGATGGATTGCCCGTATTCATTGGGAAGGGGGAAATCGTAGAAAACAGCGAGAGTGCAACCGCGATAGGCTGGGGTATTACCTACGCCTAGATCGGCCTCCATTCTTGGGTCAGGCATCTGGTCATCAAAGCCCGGATAGAGCCTGATTTGGCCCTTTGGCCCTGCGTTTGGCGTGGTTTGTAGTGCCGCCTTTAACGCGGCCTCATTACCGGGGTTATAAAGCGAACCAAGCGGAAAAAGGCCAGATGATTCAATGGTGGTGCCAATGTCATCACTGACCGTGTTGAGCAAAAGCCCACGGCTATCCCACACCCTTTTTAAAGCGTCTACCTGATTGTCAGCCAGTAGCACAGCAAACGTGCCATAGTATTCGTATGTGGTGGTTTCCTGACTGCCTCCGCCACCTTTTCCGCTGCTGGATTTAGTTTTTCTCGCAACCTCTCGGCGGCGATTGTTCTCGATCCAGATGACCGTTCCGGCAACCCTGATTGTTCCGTAGACGCGGGGAATGCCAACACCGAAGCCGGACGCCTGTTCGGACGCATCTGACAGCCTTGGGCCTTCTCTGCCAGGTATATCAGCAGGGTCTAGCGCCCCACCAATCGCAGCGCCATAGGACGCGCCTTGCAATGCGCCTGTTGGCCCGCCAAGCGTGAAAAATCCAACAACGCCCCCGACAAGAGCGCCAACACCCTGGCCAACACTACTCATGAATAATCCTGTAAACGGCTGTCAAGTTTTTGGCCCACGCTGAATAAGATTGTTCGACCACCCTGCCGGTATCGGCATAGGCATGAATCACTGTGTCACCTGTATAGATAGCGATATGCTGCGGGGCCTTCGTCACACGAAAAACGCACACGTCACCGGGCATTAGTTCAGAGTTTTCGACCCGTTTAAGGGAAGGCTCGGCATCCATGATTTTGTTCAGCATCCCGTCAAACGGCTTAGATGGATAGCCCTTGTCATCGAGACAGGGCAGGCCCATTCGCTCTAATACATGACGCAATACACCGGCACAATCCAGCCCTTTACCGATCAGTCGTCCTTGGTGAATAAAAGGCGTCCCAATACACTCGCGGGCATAATCAGCAATCAGGGATTCTCTGGTTTTCTCAATCATCATCGGCTGCCAAGCTCCCTATAGGCTTCGGGTGGGGCCATATCTTCAAAGCCGCCGAAGTTCACCGCATTGCTGTATTTAACAACGCAGTCCTGCCCCGTCTTTTTCTTGTTACAACCGGGAATAATCTCGTATTCATCCCCCACCTGAACCGCGTAATGCAGGGCAAGATAAAGCTCCAGACTCCCACCTGCGGTATGCTTTTTAATCACCGACGATGGCAGGCCAGCGTTATTCCCGGTCGTGAATTTAATTGAGCCATAGTCGAAATACCCGGCATCCTCTGCCCTTGATGAATCGGCAAAGACTGTGCCAGATGTCACGCTGGTAATGGTGCCGGTTTCTTTGTAGTCAGCGAGTACGGGTCCATCAGGAGCCGACCTTGGGCCAGTGCATCTTGACCGCTGATAAGGGATCACGTCACCGTCCAGCGTTTCATCGAACAGCGTCCAGGGGCATGACGCCTGCGTATTCCTGCCCACCGATTGATTGAGCGCGTCAGCTATCGACATCATTTCTATCGTGTATCGATCGTCAGCAATGTTTGCTTTGCCGAGAAATGCCAGCAATAGGGATTCTTCATCCTCAACGGGTTCTGCCCATGACGTGACGAAGTAATACACCCTCGCGCTGTCTAGCTTATTTGACGTGGTGTTATCCAGGCTGATACCGGCAGTGCTAAGAATCCCAGCAAGGTCAAAGATGGGCGCGCTGGCAGGGGTGCTCCCTACCACCATATCTGTGCCCTCGTACCCGCTGCCTGCCGAGTAGACCTCACCATTGCTCATGACAAGATCATGTGCGTAATCCGTGAAGCGAAACGTGGTGTCGTCGGTCGCAACTATCCTCACGCAGTGGACAATTGTCTCTGCATCTGTGGTGATTAGTTTCAAGGGTTTAACACCTCTATCAATCGGATAGACGTTCCCATAATGACGTTTGAGGAATTGCGGGTTAGAAACTGCTCGACAGAATCAGAATCAAAGCGAACAGGTATGTCAAAATAGCATCCGGCAGTGACGGTTTCGTTTGACTGTGGCGCGGTATTCACTACCCCCGCATTGGGAGAGGAAAGGGAAAACGCCGTGAATCCAGTTGAGTCAATGTCCACCGTAATGGTAGTAGCAGTCACGCTCTGAACCGTACCCCTTAAACCGTTGATCTCAGTCATACCAGTAACACCCGATAGGTGTACCGAATCATCAGCGACCAGGCTGTGCGTCCCAGTAGTCACGACAGCATTTGCCGCCTGTGAAATATCAGTGATGGCATAAGTGGTATTTGGGGCAAAAGTGATCAGCCCAGTGGATTCGTCAACCGTCCACCGTTCTGGCGAAACACCCGTGGCTGTGATCGAAACCGGGTTATTGAAGTCATCACGAATGCCGACCAGAACCGTTCCAGTATTCGGCTTTCTGATACGCCGCCTTGCTGAATTGGTTGCTTCTTCTGTGCCGTACCATTTGGTGATCTGGTAGTCGCTACCAACAGCGACACAAGCCTGATCATTTGCTGTGGGCACACCCTTCGCGCCATTGGTGGAGTAGTCGGTCGGATTCTTCCAACGGAATGTGCCAAACCTGCCGCCGCTTCTGTCGTAAAAGTCGCGTATGTTTGACTCTAGCCATTCCTCAGTTCTGTTTGAAAAGTCCAGATCAATGGACAGCTTTTGATAGGGGTTGATCTGCCTGCGGTATTCGTTACCTGCTACGGTTTCAGTCACCTCGACAGCATAGTCGCTGCCAAGGTTTGAGCCATAAGAAAAGCTCTCGGAAAATCGTTCGTCAATAAACGCCATTAGTATCTTCTCGATTCATCCAGTAGTTTTGCCAGTTCTCGGCGCATGGTGCCGCTTGCGCGTTTCGCCTCTCGCTCATTGGTAACGCCGGGGAACACCATCTGACCAACACTGACAGAAGATCCACTAGATGCCCCATTTGGCATGATCTGACCGGACACGCCATCAGGGATAAAAAGCTCTGGCCCTTGTTCACCAACTACCGAAACCTTGCCGGGGTGCGGTCTGCCACCATCAGCGAAGAACCCACCAAAGAAGTCGCCAATCCCACCGCCAGAATCGCCGCCGCCAGATAGAATTTCCTCAAGTCCAAAGGATTTTGCTAAACGTGCGGCAATGGCCTGCGATCCCATCTCGGCAAGCATATCCCCCCAACTGGCAAGGATGCCGTCAAAGTCTCCCTGTAGCGTGTCCTTTATGGTTTCGCCTAACTGATCCTGAATATTTCGGGCCGCTTGCTTGGCAAACTCGGACATTTCTTCGCCGGTTTCTTTAGTCTGCTCTATCAGATCCTGTTCTTCTGCCCTAAGATTCTGTATAGCAAGCCCGATGGCATCCGCTTTAGCTGGAAACTGCCCCATCGCCTCAACTAGCAGGGTGATTTGCTCACGAATAGAATTTAGTGCTGCCTCTTGCGGTGGCAGGGTGTCGTTCAGGGCTTCATTCAGTTCAGCCATAGACTGAATGCCTGGGGTTGCTTGCGCTAATTCTTCCCGATATTCAGCCAGTTTGCGGTTATAGGTTTCTTGTGAAATGGCACTATGGGAAAGCGCGGAATCCAGCTCCAGCACCAATCCTTTGTATTCTTCCTGCGGAGTCAGTACAGAGTTGGTCAGGGTTGCGCCTAACTGCTCAAAGTATTCCTGTTCCTGACGCAATGATTCAAGAAAGGCATCCTGAATGCTGGTGTCAGCGGGGGGGGTGCCGCTACCAGACCCGCCTGCTGCCCCAGTGCTTGGGCTGCGAACTTCTGCCAGCCTCTTTCTGGAGGATATTTCAGCCTCTATCGCGCTTTGAATTTGTGCAAATTGCTGTAAAAACGGCTCAACAGATTCGCCTGTTTGCCCCCGCTCTTGCAGCCTACTAATTCTCTGCAATGTTGACTGAATCTCTGATTCTATTTGTGATCCGTATTGCTTTAGTTCATCAACAGAAGCAAAACCCAAAAAGGAACGTATTAGATTGTCGTTTCTCTCAAAACGCGCCCTGATATTAGGGTTTGAAAGGTTTGCGCCCAGCCTCTGTAATGCTGCCAGATCATCAATGGCGTCTTTTACATTCGCAGTTCCAGCGGTTCCTCGCGCAAAAAACTCACCAAGCGCCCGCCCTGCATTTGGAATCGCAGCCGCCAGCTTGACAAACAATCCTGTCAGGTTGATAACCGCGCCGGCAATGTCCCCGATACCCTGAACAATTAACGGATCAGATACCAGTTCCGCAAAGTCATCCAGTGCGCCGGTCAGGTTTTTGGTTGCCTCTTGCCCTTCACCGCCAACCGCGTTAATCAGCGCATTATCAATCTTCTGCAATGACTGCTGAACGGTTGTGGTGGTTTTTGAGAACTCCTCTGCAATGGCATCGCTTTGCCCCGTCAGCGCGTTTACCACAACTTCTGCTGTCAGCTTGCCCTGTTTGGACATTTCACGCAGTTCGCCAATACCGACACCAAGCGAGTCAGCAAGCGCAAGCATCAATCTTGGCGCTTGTTCTGCTACGGAGTTAAACTCCTGCCCGCGTAACGCACCAGCCGCCAAGCCCTGACCAAGCTGAACAATTGCGGCCTCTGCCGCCTGTGCGCTTGCACCTGAAATCACCAGAGATTGGTTGACTGTGGTTACAATCCCAGACAGGTCTTTCTGGTTTAATCCCAGTTCTTTCGTGGACAGTGCAAGTCTTTGATAAAGCTCACCAGTAGCGCCCAATGATTGCCGGGTATCTTGAGCAATCTTGAACACCGAAGCCTGCGCCCGCGCAAAGTCCTCTGCCGAATTGGTGGCAAGTCTCAGCCGGTTGGACAGGTTCGTATATTCATCAGAATAACGAATTATCCCCCTGGTAGCCGAGGCAATGGCAACGCCGCCCAATATCGTCTTAAACGATGTCGCAACTTTGGACAGGCTGCGTTTGGTGTTCTTCTCGAATCGCTTTAACCTGCGGTCAGACGTTTCCAGTTTCTTCTGATACTGGGCGGTCTGCGCCTCAAGTTTGACGACAAGTTTTGCAAGATCAGCCATTTTTTGGTTTCGCCATTGCGTTTAAGAATGATAGGAATGCACCTTTTTCGTCATCTTCCCGCTGCTTGCGATCCCGATACATAAAGTCGTTGATAGTGAACGGCTTTGTCTTTTTGGGATTGCGGTTAGCATTGGCAAGAATGGAGGCGATCTGAGCAGAGTTGAGATTGTCACGCCATGCGCCGAACGGCTCCT